TCGCATAGTTGGTACTACGCAAGAAATCACGGATTGCGACAGGTGTTCAGTTACCAAATCGTTAGCAGGTCAGTTACCTAATGATGATGTGATAACGAAATAATTTGAGATAGCATCACATTGCGCTGATTGTCATTATTTTGCATAGTTAAGAACGCTTATATACAGGCTAACTTTGCCATTAAAAATATAAGCGTATGAAAGTAGAAAAATTCAAGGTTTTGCTCTACCTCAAAAGGAGCGGATTGGACAAGTCAGGTAAGGCTCCCATCATGGGACGCATTACCGTAAACCGAACTATCTCACAGTTCAGTTGTAAATTGTCGTGTACTCCCCATTTGTGGAATCCCCGTGAAAGCCGACTCAACGGCAAGAGTAAGGAGGCTGTTGAAATCAATGCCAAGATTGATAAGCTGCTGCTTGATATCAATACTGCATTTGATTCCCTTATGGAACGAAAAGTTGATTTTGATGCGACCTCCGTCAAGGATACTTTTCAAGGCAGCATGAATACTCAAATGACATTCATGAAGATGATGGATGCTCTTCGTGATGAGATTAAGAGCCGAATAGGTATAGACAGAGCCAAAGGTACATATCCTGCTTATGACCATACTTGCCGTACCTTACGGGAGTTCATTGAAAAGAAGTTCAAGACAAAGGATTTGGCTTTTGGGCAGCTTACAGAACAATTCATCCATGATTATGAGAACTTCATTCTTGATGAAAAGGGACATGCTGTAGATACTGCACGCCACTACCTTGCCATCATCAAGAAAGTATGCAGAAAAGCCTATAAGGAGGGGCATTCCGAAAGATTCTTCTTTCAGCATTATGTATTACCGAAACAGACCGTCAAGACTCCCAGAGCATTGAGCCGTGAAAGTTTCGAGAAAATCCGTGATGTGGAGATAGCACCACACCGTACCACCCACCGTCTCGCAAGAGATCTGTTTCTTTTCGCCTGTTATACGGGTGTTGCATACATAGATGCCGTAACCGTTACCAAAGAAAACCTATATACCGATGAGGAGGGTAAGTTGTGGTTAAAGTATCGCCGAAAGAAGAATGAACTTCGTGCAGCCGTCAAACTTCTGCCCGAAGCCCTTGCGCTGATAGAGAAATACCACGATGATGAACGGGACACGCTGTTTCCCATGATTCACTATCCGAGCCTAAGGAACCACATGAAGTCTTTGGCTGTATTGGCAGGAGTCAAGGAAGATGTCAGCTACCATGTCGGACGCCATTCGTTCGCTTCGCTCATTACCCTCGAAGCAGGGGTACCGATAGAAACTATTTCCAAAATGTTGGGACATAGCAATATACAAACCACACAAGTATATGCCCGTGTAACTCCGAAGAAGTTATTTGAGGATATGGACAAACTCATAGCGGCTACCCAAGATTTCAAACTCGTATTATAACCATTAAACCCAAAATTATGAGAAGTACATTTTCTATCTTATTCTATATCAACCGCAGCAGAATCAAGACTGACGGAACAACCGCCATTATGTGCCGTATTACCATTGACGGAAAGAATACCGCCATAACCACAGGTATCTATTGCAAACCTGAAGATTGGAACACCAAGAACGGTACGGTACGCACCGTAAGGGAAAAGCTCAGATTGCAGGAATACCGCAAATATATCGAACAGATTTATGAAGAGACTCTACGCACACAGGGGGTTGTCAGTGCTAAGATTATCAAAAACCGTGTTACAAGGCAGTTCGTTGTTCCTACCCACCTGCTTCAGATGGGAGAGATTGAACGTGAACGCCTCAGAGTTAGGAGCAAAGAAATAAATTCGACCTCAACTTATCGCAGTTCCCAGTATTATCAGAAATATTTGGCTGATTATCTCACTTCTATGGGCAAAGAAGATATTGCCTTTGAGGAAGTGACAGACGATTTCGGTAAGGGGTATAAGGCATTTCTTGCAAAAAACAAAAATTTCAGTCCGTCACAGACCAATCATTGCTTATGTTGGCTGAATAGGCTTCTTTATCTTGCCGTAGATAATGAGATACTCAGAAGCAACCCTTGTGAGGATATGGAATATGAGAAGAAGCCCTCTCCCAAACACAAATATGTAACCCGTGATGAGATGAAAAGAATCATGGAAATACCTTTAAGTGACAGACGGGCTGAGTTGGGAAGACGAGCGTTTATCTTCTCATGTCTGACAGGGCTTGCCTATGCGGACATCAAGCAACTTCATCCCCGTCATATTGAAACGACAGCGGAAGGCAGACGCTTTATACGTATCAACCGTAAGAAAACGGGAATGGAAGCAGTCATACCACTGCATCCGATAGCAGAGCAGATTCTGGGCTTGTACAATACAACCGATATGCACAATCCTGTATTTCCATTGCCAAACAGGGATTCCATTTGGCATGAGATAAAAGAGATCGGAGTAATCTTGGGCAGAACCGATGATTTGTCCTACCATCAAGCCCGACATGGGTTCGGAGTCCTCCTTATATCCGAAAGCGTTGCAATCGAGAGCATAGCCAAAATGATGGGGCATTCCAATATCACCACTACCCAAGGATATGCCAAGATTACGGAGGACAAAATTTCAAGGGAAATGGATAAGTTGATAGAGAAAAGAAGTAAAACCAATAATAATGTAACTGTATGAAACGAGGAATCATAACAATCAATAACGGTGTGGTGGGTATTTCCACAGCACCCGTTTGGATGGTGCAGGAAGAAATAGCCGATTTGTTCAATGTCTATGGGCGTGATGTTCGCAAAGCCATCAATGTCATCTATAAGGATGGTGTGTTGTCTGAAACTGAAACAATGCGATACATCAAACTTAATGAACTGCGAAGTATAGACGCTTATTCGATTGAAGTGATTATAGCCATTGCTTTCAAAATCAACAGCAGACAAAGTGAGATTTTTAGACGGTACATGATGAATCGACTCTGTAAGAAGAATGATTGTCGGATAGTTCTATTCGCAAACGAATTTAGAAATAATGGTTCAATTTTCAATTAGTATTTCAGTTCCGTCACTCGCCCGTTTCCTAAGCTCGTCTGCAAAGGTAGTACAGACCAAGTTTGAAAGTTGAAAGGTCGGGCGACAAGTCGTTTCGGGCAGAATCTGCCTCCTGCGGAGAGTATTCAGCCCGAAAACCTTTCAACTTTCAAGCCCTGTACTCAACAATGCAGACGGCAACGGAAACAATCGACTGACGGAAAAGTAATAAACTTCAAAAAGAACAGCGTACAAACAGGCTCAATAATTGATAGCCGGATTTGTACGCTGTTCCCGTTTCTATATCATAGGAGGGATATTTTTTAGAGATAATCATAATTGGGCAGACGAGAAACTGCACTCCCTCCAGAAAAATAATTGATTACTTCTTCGCATAGCCCGTAGCCCGTCCTTTGCCGACCTTCTCAATGAAACCTGCCTCAAGCAATTCCTTCAAGGTTCGCTCAATGGTTGTTTCGCTAATGTCGGGGCAAAGTGTGGCAATATCCGATTTCTTGACTATGCCAAGCTTTTTCTCAAATACGGCTTTCACTCTATCCGCCTTTGATAATCTGCGATACTTCAAATGCTCAATGCGGTCTTGAAACTCATTATATCCTTTCAATACAACTCCCAAGTAATATCGTACAAATGAAGTGTAATCACTCTTGTCATTATGCCATTCAATGGAACTGTTCTGCAAGGCTTCATAATAGGTTTCCTTTGTCTTTTCTATCAACATTTCCATACTGACATATTTCCCTACGATATAACCGCTACGATAGAGCAACAGCAAGGTCAACAAACGGCTCATACGTCCGTTGCCATCATTGAACGGGTGGATGCAAAGGAAGTCAAGAATGAACATCGGAATCAACAACAACGGGTCGTACTCCGCACGCTCAATGGCATTGTTAAACTCATTACACAAATTCTCCATAGCCTCAGGGGTCTGAAACGCAGGAACGGGCATAAATCTTACCCTCTGTTGTCCATCTTTACTTGATTCTGCAATTACATTATCTGTATTCTTGAATCTGCCCCCTGTATCGCTACTGCTAAAACTATATAGGTCGCGATGCAATTGCAGGATATTGTTCGGACGGATAGGGATATACTCATAGCTGTCATGAACGGTAGCCAAAACTTCCCTATATCCTGCAATCTCCTCTTCGGAACGGTTACGAGGTTCTGCCTTTTCCATTACCAACGCTTCCAATCTCTCGTCTGATGTATATATACCTTCAATCTTATTGGATGCCTTTGTACTCTGAATCTTGGCTATATCCAATAATGCTGTCAACACATCGGACTCTGCTTCTATATACAACTCCTGCTTTCCTCTAAACTCATGCAATGAGGATAACATATTGACAATGTCGGGTGTCAATAGCTGCTTGGGAGTTTCCTTGTAATCAAATGTATGCATACCTTAATATTATTTTGGTTGCAAAGTTAATGCTTTTCTGCCTCATAAAAGAAAAATCTGCATCATTTCCACTGTTTATGATGCAGATTCTGATAAAATGATGCAGATTAAGTGTCTTTCAAACGATACGCCTCCTTGAATCCGCTCATGATTGTCCGTTGTACATCGGAGGTGCGATAGAGAATTTTGCCACCTACCTGGATATAGGACAAGATGCCGTTGTTGCGGTAATCCTGCAAAGTTCTTCGACTTACCTTCAAGATGTGGGCAACCTCTTTGTCGGTCAGTAGCTCATCGTTGAACGCACCCGGCTGTCGACTTTCAAATAGTTTCTCAATCGACACCAATAGTCTGTCGATGTTTGAGTGGAACATCTTTACCCACTCATGATCATTTTCTCTGATTTCATTGTTCATAGGCTTTAAGTATTTATTATTGTTATTTTACTCATTCCACTCGGTCAAATGGTTCTGCCTCGCCACTTGGCTTCCTTGCGTCTATCCTCCACAATCCTGATAATGCGTTCAACATCTTCGGGACGGTAGTAGGTCTTGTTGCCAATCTTGCTGAATG